TTACGGTGGGACGGATGTTAACGGACAATTACTAAAATGGGACAGTAGCAGTAGCGCATGGACATTGGTTGCTCCCAAATTAGGATCGGAAACAAAAATTCTCTCACTCGCCGTTCACGATTCCAAACTCTACGGAGGAACATATCCGAATGGGAAACTTTATGAGTGGAATGATTCTGATGCTTGGGCCGAGGTAGCTCCACAATTGGCCGCAGAGACATACGCTTACGCTTTGAAATCCCACAATGGTAATCTTTATGGCGCTACGGGGTTGAACGGAAAACTCTATGAGTGGAACGGAACAACCTCGTGGGGTTCGGTAGCATCGCAACTGGGATCGGAAACGCAGATATTATCGTTAGCGATCATCCCAGTTCCTCCGACCGCAGGGGATATCATCACTGTGGATTTCACAGGATACTTGAGAATGCGAGTCAGATTCACCAACGACAAAATGACAAGAGCGATGTTCTATAAAGACATCACAACAATCGGTTTAGACATGACAGGGCTTAAAGCAGAATGAAAACATTTGATCCAAATACTGTGCTGGAACTGGCCAAAGAAGGTCAGAGATTTTTTATTCTCATTGAGCTGCAATTGGTGAGCGCCACGTATTATTATAATAATTCAGACATAGATCTATACGAAAGTGGTAACAAGCATAACTCCCTAGATTTCACTTTTGGGAACATAGATCAGACAGCAGACATGGGGGTCGATTCCGTAACGATGGTTTTCAATTCCGCCGATAGTGTGATGACAGCACTCATTTTGAGCGAGGACATTCTCGGGAGAACAGCAATCATATCTTTTATTTGTGTTGATGATGATTATTCAATCATAGCGGCAGAGCCTCTTTTCAGAGGGTTGATGTCGGATTGGAAAATAGGGGATGGTAAGTGTAAGATAGAAATTAAGAGTGAATTAGTCCTATGGCGAAAGGAGACTCTTCGTACCTGCCAATCATCTTGTCGTTGGGAATTCAAAGGAACCGAATGCGCTTATGCCGGAGATATAGATTGGTGCGATCAGTCGTATGAGCATTGTCGAGATTTGGCGAACACAGATAATTTTGGAGGATTCAGATTTTTACCGGACATAATGGAAAAGCAAATTTGGTGGGGGAGAGTTTCTAAATAATGGCGTGGAATCCTATTTTAGTAAAAATAATTATCCAACTATTGATCGCATATTTGATAAGGGCGATGACCCCGGACAATAATGCCTCGGCCAGTTATGATTTGGATCAAACTAGAGGACTTCTCACCAATACTAAATCCACAAAAGAAGTACTCAGGCTTGTTTATGGGAAGTCAAGGGTAGGGATCAATACCGTTTACGCCGGAACTTCGGGGACAGATAATAAATACCTTCATATTATAGGTGCCATCGGCGAAGGGCCTATCAACGGTTTTGTTCAAGTGAATGGAGTTGATCAATTATTTTTAGACGGTAAGCTCTGGACAGAATGGGGTGCAAGTTATGTGACTTACGAATTGTTCACAGGGACCTCCACTCAAAACGTTTGCGCTACGTTAAACACCGCAATACCGGAATGGACCGATCCTTTGAGATATACGGCATATATCTATATCAGATTAACTTACGATCAAGATAAATTCATTAGTATGCCGGACATCACCCTCACGGTGGAAGGGCTGAAAGTTTACGACCCTACGGCAGACACGACAGCATATAGTAACAATCCCGCCTTGGCGGTCTATGATATATTAACCCGACCCAGCACCAGGGGCGGATTGGGATTAGACAATTACAACGCAGCACCTCCAGCATCCCCCAGGATTGATATTGATTCGGTGGAAGCAACAAGAGCATATTGTGAAACCAAGGGGTGGACAGCAAACATGCCAATCACCGACCAACAAGCAATTGCTGATAATATTCAATTGATATTAAATTGTTTCAGAGGTGGGGTTGTCTATAGTGGGAACATATTCAAGGTGAAGTTTAGAGATCTGGCTTACGAGACGGGTTCGGTCATGACATTCACGGCCGATGATATCCTTGCGTCAGGGAGCGAAAGCTCATTGAACATAGAGCCTAGTTCGGATCTCTTCGATCGACCCAACGCCATCAGTGTTAAATTTTATAATTCTGAGAAAGAATATGTTGAGGATATTTATAAATTTTACGACACAACAGCCATAACAGCCGATGGAGATTATAGGGAAAGAGAGATAGCTCTCTTCGGTCTGAGCGAAATAACATCTGTCCAACAGATGGCCTATTATTATCTTGAGCGATGGCGATGGGGGAATTCTGCCGTTTTCGGATCAGTCAGTAAAGCATTGGCTCTGGACCCTTACGACATCATAACTGTTACGCATTCTTTACCTGGATGGGATGAGCAATTATTAAGAGTCATGGGACCATCAATCGATGGGAATGGGAATGTACAGTTAGCAGTGATTGAGGAAAAAACAGAACTTTATGATGACACATACAATCCATCCCCAACAAGCGAATGGCACACGACAACCCTCCCTAATCCATTCAGTAGGGTGCGAAGCGTAATCAATGTCAGTCATAGTGAGGAGGTATATTATTATCGAAACAGAAGCTTCACCAGGTGGATCATCAATTTTGATAAACCAGCACCAGAAGATTATCCTTTCTGGGATTACGCAGAGATCTGGATAAAAATAGGAACCGGAAGCTATACCTACGTCACTAAATCAACCAGCGATTATGTGATCGATCCCGCACAAGAAGGGGTGAGTTATACTGTCAAAATGGTATCCGTTTCGATCCACGGTGTGAAAGAAAGTTTTGACCTGGCCTATTCGATCAATAAAACGATCGTTGGAAAAATAACCCCTCCCAGTGATCTGAAGAGTATGACCTGTGTGGCCAACGGGGATAGTGTATCGATTTATTCCGATCCTCTGGATGAACCAGACATCGAAGGATACGAAGTCCGTCTCGGAATTGCTTGGTCGGGAGGAATATTTGTTTCCTTTGAGAAGAATTGTTCTTTGAGGTTGAACGGGGTTCGACCGGGAACTCATACTTTTTGGATGTCCCCTAAAAATAACAAGGGACAATATTCGGAAAACCCAGTGAGTGCCACAGTCAAAGTGTTCATCCCACCAGGATACGTATCCAATGCATCATGGTCGTGGGATTTTACAGCAGGGACCTTTGGGAATACGCAGCATAAAATCTACGATAATGAGGACGCTTTGCGAACGGGGCACACTCAATGGTCCACCGTAGCATCACAATTGGGATCGGAAACACAAATACTATGTACGGCGGAATACAACGACAAGGTGTACGGGGGAACCAGTCCCAATGGCGAATTATATGAATGGAATGGATCAACAGCATGGGTATCTGTAGCATCACAATTGGCCTCGGAAACTGGTATCTATTCCTTGGTAGTTTATAATTCTGCTTTGTACGGTGGAACTTATCCGAACGGGAAATTGTATCAATGGAATGATTCTAGCGCATGGACTTTGGTAGCACCTCAGTTGGGGTCGGAGACGACTATATATACTTTGAAAATTCACGAAAACCCATTCTCGAAAATCGATATGATTTATGCTGGGACGGGGCCGAACGGTAAACTTTATGAATGGGATGGGTCAAATGCGTGGCGGGAAAGCTGTGATCAATTGGGGTCGGAGACATGTATTTATTCGCTTGAGGAATTCGGCCCTACACTATATGGTGGGACTTATCCGAACGGAAAATTATATAAAGGACTATTCATAATTTCTTGGTCCGAAGTAGCCCCAAAATTGGGATCGGAAATACAAATTCCTTCCCTCACCGTTTACAATTCGAAACTTTATGGGGGGACGGGTCTGAACGGAAAACTTTATGAGTGGAATGATTCCAATGCCTGGGTTGAAGTAGCCCCACAATTGGGGTCGGAAATACAAATTCTTTCCCTCGACGTTTATAATTCAAAACTTTATGGTGGGACCTACCCGAACGGAAAACTTTATGAGTGGAATGATTCCAATGCCTGGGTTGAAGTAGCCCCACAATTG